GTGTTATACTCCTGCTCGGCGCCGATACCGGCAACAACGCCCTGAAGGGCGGCGATCGCGGCATAACTTGTAGCCGCATATACGGGGTGCTCCTGAATCCAGGCGGCAATCTCGCCCAGCGTGTCCAAGGACTCCTGGGCGCTCTCGGGAATGAGCTGTGCGGCCCGCTCCTCATTGTCGATGGTGCGGGCTCTCTTGCCGTCTTCCGACCCCATCAGGGGGCCGAAGCTGGTCACAACCGCCTTGAGAGCGGTATCGAGGTCAGCCTCAGACACCTGCGCCTTGTAGGCCAGAGCAGCCAGACCCTTGACGGCGATGTCGACGCCGTTCACGGACATGGTGCCGTTGGTTGCGCCGGTGGCGATCAGGATGTCCACCGCCTTCTGGGCAATGGCCAGTGCGACGCCGTTGACCTTGACGGACTCCAGGACGTTAGCCTGCGCGCCCACGCCTTCCAGAGCGGTGACGCGGGAAGCGAGGGTATCGGCCTCCTGCTTGACCTTCTGGGCGTAGGTTTTCAGACCACCAAGGGTGAGCAGGCTGTTGGTGTTGTACGACATGGTATTTTCCTCCTGTTTTGTTGTTTGATGGGTGGTTTATATGACGGGCGGGGATCAGCCCTCGGCCTCGTTTTCGGCCCCGTAGACCTCCCCGATCATCTCGTTGATATTCTCGGTGGATGCAGTTTTGGCGTTGATGACGGACGCCACATCCCCTTCCAGGTCGCCGGTGCCCAAAGGCTCCAGCTCACCGGCGGTGTTCTTGATCTGGTAAATGGTAGCAACGCCGTCTACCACCACGGAAAGCACCTGACCAACGTAGGCCAGCGGGCTGGTCTGCGCATAGGTCTGCGCCGCCGCCAGGGAGCCGTAAACGCTGGTCTTATCCAACGGGAAGGAATCCTGCCGGGAGAAGGCCATAGGGAACTCCATAAAGGGGAAGCTGCCGGTCGTGTTATTGATAGCCATACTTCATTCCCTCCTCTCAGCCCAGCGTGACCTTCAGGGTCGCGGCATTCTCATACGGGACGGCGGGTTCAAACACCCACACCTTGTAGGTCTTGGCGGTGTAGCCCTCTGCGCCCTCGACATCGACAGTAGACTGCACGAATGTCGAGGTAACGTCGGCGTTCATAGCGCTCTCATTGATAACTTTGGTAACGCCCGTCTTGGTGGCGTCGCAGGCGATAGCCACGCGCTGGGCGCCAGCCGGCACGTTGATGGTCAGGGTGCCGGCGGCATACGCCTTGCCGGTGGGGGTCAGAGCGCGGATGGCCGCACTGTCCAGCGTGGGCTTGTCCGTAGACGCGCCGTAGAAGACATTGCGGAAGGGCGTGAACGAGCTGGTGGTCTTCTCCTTCGTGCCGGCGGAGATACTGACGGCAGGGTTGGAATCACTGCCCAGGTTGTCCTTGGCGGTCACGCCGGCCCCGTGAGTGACGATGGCCTTGTACTTCAGGCTGGACACGACGTTATCGTCGCCGCCCATGTCGCCGATCACAAAGCCCTCGCCGCCGTTGTTGTCGGTGCCGGCATCCAGGGACGCCGCATCGACGCTGGCGATCTGCTCGGTGCCCTTGTCGGTGATGCGCTGGACTGCCCAGTTAGAGGCTACGACGCCGGTATCGTCCGGGCCGTACTGGTACGAGCCTTTGTTGAGGGTGCCAACGGTGTAGCTGGCCTGAGCCATAGAGGTGCCGGCCTCCACAGCCTTCGCGCCGCTCAGGTTAAACCCGCTGATGCTGGGCTGGGTGGGGCTGCCCGGCTGAAGGCGCTTGCTCAGAATCTCGGTCAGCACATCCGAAACGCTCTTGCCCTTGGCTTCCAGGGTGGCGGTGCCGTTGGCGCTCTTGGTCAGGTTGCCAAACTGCGTATAACTGCCGGCCAACGTGATATTCTCCCGCAGGATGACCTTATCCGCGTCCACCGGGCCAGTTACAGCCTCCCAGCCAGTACCGTTGTACTGATAGGCAGACTGCTCGTAGGTAACGCCGCTGACGACAGTAGCCACGATAAACGCATCACCGGGTTTTGGTGTCACATCGCCGTGCTCAGTGAAGTACGCCTCGATGACGGCGCTGTCAGCCGTGGACAGGTCGGTTTTGGTCCCCTTGTACAGAGCGCCGCCGCCCACACCGTTGAGCGCTTCAGACAGTGCCTCGTCGGTGACATAACCTTCCATATCGACGGTGGTATCGTCGATGAGTTCCATCACGCCGTCGATCTTGAAATAGATGTCATAGTGGCCGGTGCCGGTGTTTTTGACGAAGTAGAAGGTGTTTTCCTCCGCGCTTGCCGCTTCCGGCACCGCGTCCACCTTCTTCTTGCTGAGGTGCCCAGCAGCGGCAATGGCCGCGAGCGTTTCCGCTTTGGCGCGGGTCAGCGCGGTTTTCAGGCCAGCCAGAGTGAGCACGGAGTTTTCATCGTAAGATGGCATATGCTTTTTCTCCTTTCTTTGGGTTACTGGGGGTTACTGGGTCTGCCCGGCGTCGTCATCGTAGACCTCATCCAGCACGGCGTTGGTTGCCTCCAGGGTCGCCTTCTCGCTGTCCGCGATGGGGACGCCCTCGACCGAGACTTTGCCGTCCGCTGTGGAGGTAAGGCCCTCGCCGATCTTCACGCCGCCGAGCGTGGTTTCTGTTGCGACGGGCAGCACATAGGTGCCGCCGCTTCCACCTCCTCCTGCGCCGGACTCAGACAGCAGCGCGATTGTGGCGTCCATATCCGCGTTCGGCTGATTTTTTGCCCAAAACCGGAGAGAGCCGGCAAGTGTCTGTACGGATGGACACAGGCCAGCTCTCTTCGAGGTTTCAAGTGCGTCTTTGTGCAGGGCGACGTTCATGAACAGTTCTTCCGTGGACTCCGCTACGGCAACGTCGCGGTACATCCGGTATTCGTCCATACCCATGCCGCCCGCTTCTTCCCCGCCGGTTTCGTCCCAGGCCCAGCCCTCGGCGGGGATGGTGATTTCCTTGATGATGGCCGCGCCAACGTTGCCCGCGATCTGCGCAACGGCCTCCCGGACCATCGCCTCGATGAGGGCCTGCGCCTCTGCGGATGTAACAAAGGCGCCGGGGGTGTAACTGAGCTGAAGGTCTGCATCGACCAACAAAGCGATGGTGACGGGATAACGCCGGATGTCGTACCGGTTATCCTGGTATGCGTTGACCGGCTGCGGGCTGTCGCCCAGGGTGGCGTAGTAGAGCAGGATCTCATCGCTCTTGTCGGTCTTGGCGAAGATGCCGAACTCGTTCAGCCAAAACCCTTCTTTCAGCCCCCCGTTCATGTCGTTTCTGTACTCAACGATCATCGAGAGGACGTTGTTCTCGACAATCGGGACCGTGGTCGTTGCCTCGGCTATGGGGTTGACAAGAGCCTCCATGTCAATAGGCTCTACCCCCTCCGGCATTTTGCCGGAACCGACCATAACGCGGGTAAGCGTTATGGTCTCGCCAGCAATCAGTCTGGTAATGAGGTCTCGGCCCTTGACTGTGACTGTTCCGCCGTAGTAACTCATGTGCGGACTTCCTCCTTTTCGTTATTGCTGCTGGATGCCGTTGCTCGGGGTTTCCATCATGCTGTAAACACCGCTGCCAGCATCGACATTTGCGGAATAAGAGATCTCCCGCTCAACGAACGGGAGACGATCTTGCGACACGCTCTGGACGCCAGAGCCAAGCCGCAGCTTATGGCTGAATTTATACTCACGCTCGATGCCGGGCAGTGTGTCCTCAGCAACGGTTGCCACGCCGGTCTTCACATGGACTTTTGCGCCGTAATCGATGAGCCGTTCCAGATACGGGAGCGTTGTGACCGTGACTGCATAGCCAAGTCCGCTTGCAATGGGCACATTTGCCACACCCATATCCGCAGTGGTCCTGGCGTAGAGCTTCAGCGTAACGCCGGCAGCACGAATCAACGGCACCTTGAACAACGGCGTCGTGATGGTATCGGCGCTCATCTCGCCCGTGTCAAATATCATGGTGGCCGGCTGTTCCGGGTCCTCTGAGTAGTAGAGGGGCTTGTCCCAGAACATCCGAAACGCCTTGATGATATTCGGGTAGGTACAATCACAGGTGTTCTTGAGGATTTTGTAGATGAGATACTGCCGGTACGTGTCATCGTCGATCACGTCGAACGGGATAGGATTTCCCGCCAGTTCGCCCGCCTCTTTACGGGTCATAACCACGATGTCGCCTTCGCCGTCAAGCTGCTTGCCGACCGCATCATTCACGTTCAGCTCGTCGCGGAGCTGGACGTAGAATGCGTAGAGGTCGCGGAACTGCCGCTCGATCACGCGGACCAGACCTTCGATGTGAGGTTTGCCGCGGAACTGCTCTATGAGGTCGCTGTGGAACGTCTGGAGCCTCTGTTCAAGCTCTTCGATTTTCTTGTCGATTCGCTCATCCATCAATCTCCACCTCGATCATATCCTCCGAAGTGTAGGCCCTCTGCCGGGCCGTGATATACACGCTTCGGTCTGGGTATTCGGTAGGCTCCTGGCCAGAATCCGACGTGGCAAAGAGCTTCACGTCGATGTAGCTGATACCGGAACAGGCTTTGTAAAGCTCGGATACAAACTCCTGCGGCACAACGTCCTCTCCGGCGTTCAGCGCGTTCATGTTCTCCAAAACGACTTCCCGCAGCAGATCGACGTAGTTGGGCGGGATAGCCTCGTTCCGGTGCAGCGTGATACCGAGGTGGAACCAGGTGTAGATGACCGTGGGCCGGTTGAACCGGATGGTGATATCTTCGTCGTAGGCGCCGGGCAAAACCACCTCCACGTCTCCGAACGTGTTGATACCGCCCGCCTTCTTTTCGAGGATCTGTTTTGCAATCTCGGTCGAATCGCCGCCGTCCACCACAATCTCGATGCTGTGCGGCGGCCGTCCGTATTCGTCCCACTCATGGCTCGGGTTTTCGTAGGGAGCCACGCTCGTGACGCCCTGGACGTTTTGGAGGATGGCGCTTTTGATACTCTCCAGCATCATAGAGGAGCGGTTGAAGATTTTGTCCGCGTAGGATTGCCGCAGCTCTGCGTCTGTCTCCTCCTGTCGTCCGGCTATGTAGCTGCACCGGTTTACGACGCTCAGCAGCCCGGCATCAGCTTTCACGATGTTGGTAATGACTCCATCCGGCAGCAGGACGTCTCCCGTTTCCGCGGTACCAAACGTAATGGAGCTGTTGACAAATAGCGGAATCGTACAGATAAATCTGTTTCAGATTTGCTGTTTGTTGAAAAATGGCAAGAAAAAAGACGCCTGGAGGCGTCATC